ACGCCTGCGAGGTAGCCTTTTTCCTTAAGGTGTTGAGCTACTTGTTTAGTGACTTTGTATTTTTGACCAGCTTTGAAGTTGTAGTTATTGCCTGCGCCAAGTGTCATGTTCTCAATTGTTTCAATAACACGGATTTCAACTGTGTCATTTGAATCACCTACAGTGATTACTTCATCAACAATTACAGTTTGACGGTCTGGGACAGTTGCGTCAATAACTTCTGTTTCAAGTTTTGCAGCGGCAGTTGCTGATGCCATTGACATCTCAGCTGCACGATCCTGCATAACTTCTAGGTTATCTTCTAGTTGCTGCTCACGCATGCGACCAGTTACATCGGTGGGCTTTTTTGTAGCCATTTATATTCTCCTAATTAGTGACTGTGGAAGGGTGTGATGGGGCGAGGGTGCGGGCGTGGTTTCAGCCCCTGCTTAACCTCGCCCCATCACTATTCAGTTGTATTAGTTGGTTTCTGCAATGATTACAGACTGGTCAGTAATTAGACCAAGACCGAAGATTGAGTACCAAGCAAGTGCGTGCTCACGACCGAAGTCAAGAATACCGCCATCGCGGAGTTCAACTGGAAGTGAAATTGCGTGACCGAACGCGTTATCTCCAATGAAGATAGCTGAGTAGCGATCCTTGTTGCCGTTACCTGTGTATGTAGCAGGGGTTGTGTAACCTCCACCAGCTGTAACAGTTGGGTTAGCAACTGCTGTATCAGCTGAGTAACCAGAACCAGCGCCGCCAGCAACCTTAAGAATCTGTGTTGTTTCGATGAATACTGTGTCGTATAGACGACCAATCTCACCTAGCATGAAGTTTCCTGGAGCTGCGTACTTTGTAACTTCGATAAATTCAGGATTGTCACGAAGTTTACGTGATTGGTGAGGGTGCACGAATGCAACATAGGTCTCGCCAAGGCGTGGGATATTCTTGGTTGCAAGTGTTTCAACTGCATCCTTGACAGTGTGAGGTGTCAAGAAGAAGTTACCAGTCATAGAAGCACGAGTTGTGCCCTTTGTACCGTCTGCATACCAGTTATTAACTGCTGTTAGGTCTGAGCGATCTTCACCGTAGATGGTTGAAGTAGCTGCATACAAGGTGTCGCGTGAAAGCTGATCTAGGTAGATAGCCATGTTACGACCAAGAAGACGTGAGGCTGAAGCCATTACGTCATCGAATGAAGCATTAAGCAATAGCTCTGAAACAGCAAGAGCATAACCATGCTCAGATACTGTGATTGAGAACTGCTGTGCTGTTAATGCGTTAGTCTGCATACGCACGCCTTCAACGAGTGAACCCGCAAAGCCGAGGTTGTTGTAACGCATAAAGTTAATCTGAAGACCAGGCGCTACGCCTAGTTCTGTCTTCTTAACTGCAAACTGCTCAAAGCGAAGGATTGGCATGGCCTGGAAAAGAATTTCCTTAGACCAGATTGTCTGAATCGCTTGAGTCAGTTGGGTATTGGTACCTGAGTACGCGGTAGGCGCAGCGGCTAAATTGCCAGTACCTGTAATGGATGATGCCATTTAAATTGACTCCTTGTTAGATTTTGGGTTGGGGGTTAACCGAACAGCCCGCGAGACTTACCACGAGCGGCGTCGCTCATGAGTCGGTCTCTATATTTTGCGTATTCGTTCATCGGCATTGCCGCAATTTCTTGTGGCGTAAGGGTACGTTGCTCCATATTAGTTTCCAGTGGTCCAGCGGGAGGAGCAGAAATGCTCGTTCCCTTCATTTCTTTTCTGGCGTTCTGCATAGCAGACTGCGCAGATTCAAGAATACTTGCTGAACGTTCCTTTAATCGTTCTACGCTTTCAGCGATCTCTTCACGGGTATTGCCCTGAATAAAATCAACTAGCTGTGGAATGATATTGTCACGTTCTTGTTCAACTACTTGCTGACGATAAAATTGTAAATCTGCATATAACTTTTCCTGCTCCAGAAGAGCGAAGGCTCGTTCGCGTTCTTGACGCTCACGCTCCAACTGCTCCTGCAACTCTGACAATCGAGCATCCGCGTATGATTTGGAATCTAGTTCCGACAACGCTTCTGCTCTTGCTCGTTCTGCTTCTGCTTGCGCGTCCGCATTACGACGAGATGCTTCTTCTTCTTTTTCTTTTCGTAGTGAATTAAGTTCTTCCTTCAAACTTTCAATTTGAGGGTAGAGCTTATCCTTTTCTTGATGTCGAACTCTTGCTAGATCTTCGTCAGTATAGAACTTGTTAAGATTATTAGAGTCCGTAGTAGTAACAGTCTGCGCGTCAACGCCCGACACATTTACAACTGGAGCTGTATTGGCTTCTGCTTCAAAAGCAGCTGCCATAGTTTCTGCATTTTCCATTTTTATACATCCTTTATATCCTAGGGGTCGTTGTCCGAAGTAAGAGCACGAGTGACCAAACGTTGTATTACGAGTTTATTTTCTCTATCCCTACGAAAAATTACAGGCTAAACACCTTTATTTTTCATAGCCTTCTGGAACACGTCTCTGTGGGAG